GAGCCGGTGGACATTATCACCTTTGGCAGCCCGTGCCAGGATTTGAGTATTGCGGGAAAGAGAGCCGGGCTGGACGGAAACCGATCCGGGCTGTTTCGGGAAGCGATACGCATTATTTTAGAAATGCTGGAAGCGACCGGCTGGAAATACCCGCGGTTTGTGATCTGGGAGAATGTGCCGGGGGCTTTATCATCGAACGGAGGAAAAGACTTTGAAACCGTACTCAACGAATTGCTGCGACTTACCGGGACAGATCAGTTTGTTCGACAGCGCGGAAAGTGGGGGGGGCTTTGCAGGGTACGGAGCTGTGGCCTACCGACTTGTCAACGCGCAATACTGGGGAGTGCCCCAACGCAGACGCAGAGTATACGCTTGCTGCGATACTGGAGGACGATCCGCCGACCAGATACTTTTTGAGCGTAAGGGCCATGGATGGAATTTTGAGCCGTGCATCCCGGCGGGGCAAACAGTTGCCGGAATTGCTGGTGACGGCTATCGCTGGCATGAAAGAATGGTGGCGGCAAAATCCGCTGGGGGGGGGTATGACCCCGCCTACACCATGAAGATACGGTCAGGATGCGAGGGCGGCGGCAAGGGACCGCTGGTACAGAATGATTTATCCGCCACGCTGGCGACGCATCAAGATCAGACAGTGTTTGCACCGAAAGTATGCGGATTTATTTATAAGCAAGGCGCAAAAGCTGGCAATATAGGGGCGGGAGAAGTAGCGCCGACTATGAAAACGGACCAGCCGCCAGCAGCGGCCTATGCGAATGGGGCAGAAACGGTGGCAAGGACATTAACAGCAAGAGCGGACGGAAGCCCGATGCTGGACAGGGGACCGAATTTGATAGTACAGAAAGGAAACGGCAATGAAAAAGATTATTGCGATTGATTTTGATGGGGTTTTGTTTACGGAAGCGTACCCGGCGGTGGGGATGCCGATTGCGCCGAACATCAACCGGGCGAAGAACGAGAGAGCCAACGGCGCGGTGCTGATTTTGTGGACCTGCCGCGAGGGCAAGGAGCTGGCGGACGCTGTGGCGGCCTGCAAGGCCGTGGGGCTTGAACGAGAACGCCGCGGAGCTGAAAGAAGCGTTTGGAACGGACCCGCGCAAGATCGCGGCAACGGAATACTGGGACGACAAAAATGTGTGCATGGGGCGCTGTGGGAAGGGGTAAAAGGCCGTGAGCGTGAGAAAAGAACGGTACATTGCGTGGGCAAGGCCGCATTACCGGGACAGAGGGGCGAAAGCCATGACGAGAAAGAGGGCAATAAAAATCATAATGGCCGCGACCTGCTGTGGCAACAGGAGATGGGCCGGGGACGTGTTCGCCTATGCGAAGCGACATATAATCGGAAACCCAAGCAATGCCGATGTGTGTTACCGCGTTATGTGCTATATCTACAACACAACAAATAAAAGCCGGGCACACTATGATAAGAATACGATGCGGTCACATTCAATCGCAATGCGGTTAAGGGAACTTTACGGCGTGGATGTGGGCGGAGTGGTGGTTCAAGGATTTGAAAGCACGGGAAGGTAAAAGCCATGAATATGCAGAAGATGGGCAAGCCATGCAAGGAAAATATGAGCATGGAGCCGAACAGAAAAAGCGCACTAAAGCCGATTTTGTTCAACACAGAAATGGTGCGGTCAATCCTGGCCGGTGAAAAAACATGCACCAGGCGGATCGCCAAGAGCGGAAAGCCGCCTTTTGCGGTGGGAGATATTTTGTGGGTGCGGGAGACGTGGTGCAT